GAAGCTGCTAAAAATGGTGTGATTATACCAACGTACTTTGTGGATACTTTGAAAGATGAAACTAGGCCTATCGAGAAAGTGGATGCTTTTAGGACTAGATTGTTTCAGGTGGGACCATTAGATTTGACTATTCTTCTTAGACAGTATTGTGGGATATTTATGGCTCATTGCCAAAATACACCTTTGGTAGGGGAAATGGCTATAGGTATCAATCCTGATTCTAGTGATTGGACTTTTCTTATTCGTCGATTGAAAACACGTGGAACAAAATTTTTGTGTGGAGATTATAGTAATTTTGATGCGAGTTTGTCGCATCAGTTGTGTTCTGTTGTTGTTCGATGTATAAATGAGTTTTATGAAGATAGTGAAGAAAATAAAATGGTGCGTGAAGTACTTGTTAAAACGCTATTTAATGCTGACCATTTGGTTGATAATTTATGTTCTGTCTAAGCAATCAAACCCTTCGGGGGATGCTCTCACAACGATAATAAATAATATATATAATATGTTTTATGTGCGTTATGTTTATGTTAAGCAAGTTTCCGATAGTTTAAATAATTTTCATGAGTTTGTAGATGTTACAGTGTATGGTGACGATAATGTGCTTAGTGTTTCAGATGCTATCATAGATAAATATAATATGTTGACGTTTGAGAAAGTGCTTGGTGATATAGGTTTGACGTATACTGCGGCTGATAAGGGTGACATAATTAAAGGACATGTTGAGGAACATGAAGTTGTGTATTTAAAAAGACACTTTAAGAAATTGAAGGACATAAATTATTATATCGCACCTTTAGATTTTATGACAGTTATGGAGATTCCTAGATGGTCTCAGGGAGATCCACTTAGTGTGGTTGACCAAATGGCGAGGTTTAATACATGTTTGATGCATTTGGCTAATCACAATGAGGAGGTTTTCTTAAAAACTAGGGAAATTTTTCGCGGATATTGTAATGATTTTCGTAGTGGAAAGTTTAAGATAAATAATGAGAAGGTGATTTTGTTGTTGGATGCAAATGAATTGTTCACCTATAGACGTTGTCTAAACACTATGCATCCTGAGATATTTAAACCACTGGTTGATCTTGCATCATGCCTGCCCAAAGGACATGATGTATTGCAATTGTGTGGGTCCAGGTGACGACCTATAAACGTTGGGTACTCACTCGATATATTTATGCGTAACTCGAGTGTTTTAATTAATGCATAGCTAAACGAGATTCTACTACTATATTAAATAAAATAAAAGAAGCTGTGGACACTATAAATGATTTGGTTGGTGTAACTTTTGAAACTCAATCTTCGGAGGGAAGAGAGAAAGTGCACAAAGTTGTCCGAGCTAGAAAAC